CCGTGCACGCACGGCTATGTGGAAGATCAGTGTATATAGGTAGGGCCTATATTGGCGCAATGGTTACGAAACCGATGTTCGAGTTCGAATTCGAGGGCGAATTGTTAGCGTTCAACGTAAACGGGGACAGGTTCGAATTGTTAGCGTTGTTACCACGACGGAACCCACGGACAGAACGGGAATATTGCAGCCGCCATTTTCCACCATGACGCTTCATGGGGTCAACCTTCACCGGAGACCGCTACTATCACTTGGCGGGGTTGGTGCCTCCGGCATGGGATTTTGTGCCTCCCAGCGAGGCGCGGTGGCGGGGTCTTTCACCCTATTCATAATCCGCCACCGCGAATGCTATGCAGGCGGAGAGAAAATGGCTCACACCTGCGTGGGGCGCGGACCAGAGGCCCGCGGATAACGACTACTCCGGGAAGTCACCTGCGATTTGAACACAGGTGCCGAAACCGACGTGCGAGCTCGAATACGAGGGCGAATGGTAAGCGCGCAACGCAAACGGGGACAGGTTCGAACTGATAGCGTAGTTACCACGACGGAACCCACGGACAGAACGGGTGCCTGCTGAGGCATTGGAGCCAGTGAACCAGTTATAACCACATACATAAGTATGCAAGCCACCACCGGTAGCATTGGCAGCATTCTTAGCCAGGAAGATGCACTTATCGTTATAGTCCTTACGGTAGCCCTCAGGTTTGCCGGTGATCTCACCAAGATAGTCATAGGCACTCTCAAACGCCAGAGGTGTTGAGGTGGAGAGATTCTCATTGGTGGGAGACTTGAGCATGTTGGCCTGCAGAGGCTGGTAGTAAGCCTTGTAGGTGCCTGAGCTGTCCTCGGTGAAGATGAGACCGCTGACCCAGCGTGAGGGTGCGACATCGGTCTGCCAGCCGCGGTAGAGGGCGGTGGAGAAGAGGAAGTCTATGCGGTTGCCTGCAACGGATGAACCGGTGGTAGGATCGACACTGCCAGAGGCAAACTTGCAGGAGAATATCTTCCAGATGACACAGGTCATGGCACCCTCGGACGGACCGGCGAAGCCATCGACATGACGCCATTTGTAGAGGTTGCCCTCAAAGGCGAACCAGGTGAGCTCTGCAATATTGTTCTGGAGAGCATACATTATGACACGCTGACGCTCGAAGAGTTTCCAAGGCTGCCTCCAAGAGTTGAGCATCTGACCCAGATAGGTAGAGCCGCCGGCAAAGCCGGTCTTGGAGAGAGCGGCGTAACGCATGGTGGTACCGTCAGAGCCTACGTAACGAGCACCATTGACGGCAGCGGTGTTAGAGGCCTGGAAGTTGGCGGCGGCCACAACGTCATTACTGCTGTTACCGGAACCCATAAGTGAGGAGCGGTGAGCATCGAAGGTGCCACCCTCAGCAATGATATGACCGGTCATGATCTCGACGGCACGGGCGTGCTCGTTAAAGAACGGCTCGGTCTTGGTAGGATCAGCGTTAAGGTTCATGGCGTACTGCTCGCCGGTGGGGAGGTCAAGATCTGTGGTCTGCAGGCCGCCGGCACCACCGAAGATGGCGGCAGAGCCATCATAGGAGTCTGTGACACCATCACCTACACCTGAATAGACGAACTTACCCTCAAGGCCTGTCATGGCGGAGTAAGAGCCGTCAAAGGCGGGGTTGCAAACGGAGCGCATCTCCTGTTTGTTGGTCTCAGAGTTGAGGTGTGCAACCACGTTGTCGGGGCTGAGACCGAAGGGCTTGATATGCTTGGCGGAGTGACCCTGCCACTCAAACATAGCACGTGAACGGAGGAACACGTCATAGACGACACCACCTACGGTGACATGACCGCTGATTTCATAGAGGTCAACGATGTTGGTGATGTAGCAGTCACCGTCAGTACCGTCAAGCAGGACGGCGTGACCACCCTCATCGACATACCAGTTGAGAGGATTGAGGACATGGAGCGGCTTACCGGTACCACGTTCAACCAGAACGGGACGGATGCAGTCAAAGACAGACTCCATACCTACGCCACGTGAGTAGGTCTTGAAACCGAGAGCGGGATCAGAGATACCGGCTACACGGACATAACCCTCGACGTTATGGCCATAGAGTTCTGAGAGTGCCTCGACAGAGGTCTTGAGGCTGGCGAGCTGGTCTGTGAGCAACACACCTCCGGACTGGAGGATAGCCATGACCTGCTCAGGGGTAGCCTCAACGAGTGAGCCCTGTGCCGTAAGAACATACACCTTAGAGATGGTTTCTCCGGAGGGCAGTGGTTTAGCTTTACTCATTGTTGTACTTGTTTATAGGGTTTGACATTTTAGTTACGCATGAACATGACATCGCCGGCAGAGGTCTGCATGACATCATCACCGGAGGTTATCATGGCATCATAGGGGCCACGGAAGATGACGTTTGGATCCACGATATACTTGATGCCGTTATTACTGCGCAGACGGGTGTCAGGCACAGTAACCAGGACATCGGAGGCATCGAGGTAAACGGGTGTCTGCTGACTGCCCTGACGGCGCAGCACCCAGTTGCAGAGGAGCCAGTCACGCTGCTGTGCGAGAGTAAGATCCGGCTGCTTGCCACGGTGTACCATGAGACCGAAGGTCATCTGGGTAGTATCGGACATGACCTTATCGCCACCGAGCGAATAGACGTAGGGGCGGAGGTCAGGATAGAGCCATGAGATAGAGCCGGTGGCCATAGCGGCGATATCGGGCGCAGTGGAGGAGGCCTCTGTGTTGATACGGCAGCGTATGGAGATGGAATCCACGTAGTCCACGTCAATGACGAGGGTGGCGGTGCCCAGACCACTGACATACCAATACTTATCCTGTGTGACTGGCGACCAGTTGGCACCGTTATCAAGACTGTAATCCCAGAACCAGGCGACATCGGCTGTCTTGATGGCAGAGCCGAGACGGGCCTCACCTACAAACGAGTACTGTGTGGAGGGTGAGGAGAGGGGATGGTGATGACGGGTGCGGGCAGAGAGAAGCTCTACACACCACTGCTCATCGGCATGGAGCACTGATACGAGGGTGATGGTGTCTGACAGCACCAGAGGTGTGCTGGTGCGGGGGTCGGTGACACGGCACTCGCAGTAGATGGTGGCAGGAGTGAGGTGTGTGAGGTTCTTACGTACTACGAGCTGGTCTGAGTCAACATAATAATCGGCGGAGTGGCTGGTTGTGGTTATCTGCTGGCCATCGACATACCAATAGACCTGAGGCGAGAGGGCTGAGGGGTCTATGATATTGTCAGGGTCGGCCACCATCCACTGAGGACGGAGACGGAGCGGACCATCAACGCACTGCCCGTCATCATAAGCGGGGGCATGGGTGTGGTCCGGCAGCCACTGGTTTACCGTGGGACGGTAAAACTGCGTGGTGCTCATACCGTCTTGCGCCACTATCTTGATGAAGGTGTTTGGTGGCGGATAACTGACGGTGACGGCCAGCGGCTTGCTGTTATTGAGGTGTCTCATACGGGCCTACGGATTGAGGGATTAGGGTTCCTGCTGCTCCTGTTGCGGCTGGTTGACAGTGAGAGAGGTGGCCATAAGGTCATACTCCAGTACGTGCTGGATGACGTAATCAACAAGGTCCTTTGGCTTGATGGTGCAAGGCAGACCATCTTTGTCAACTGCCATAAGGAAGGCTACGTTATCGGCACCCTGAGCCTCGGGGGCATCGCCACTGAGAGCCGCACGGATAGCCTCGGCTACGTCAAACAGTTTTACCCACCAGGTATGGTCGGTAACAGGATGACCCAAGTTGTTAGGTTTGAGAGACTGGAATACGGCAGTCTGATTCTGTACGGTATCCAGAATGTCATAATTGAATTCAGGATCATAAGTTCCCTTGGGCTTGGGAATTAAACGACCTACCGGTTTGCGCGTGGTAGGAGCATCATTTTGAGGTCCGCTCATTGTTATATCATTTTAAATGGTTATGACTCAAATTCAAGATATCCGGTCTCATAGTTGATATGGAACTCACCGGAGCTTACGCCTTCCTGCATCAGATAACCGGAATCAGGTTCCAAGTAGAGAAGCAGAGGTTCATTACCCTCTTCAAGGTCTGTGACACGCTGGGAGAGGGCATCGGCTCCGTTCTCAAGAGTCTGGACGCGAGTAGCGAGTTCCTCGACCTCATGGACGAGTTCATCGGGGGAGCCCTGGCAATCGGATGGACGGACGCGGCAGCGCAGACGGAACTGCTGGCCTACGGCATGACGGAGCAGGCGGATGACCTGCGAGCCAGTGACCTGGACGGGAGTCATGACGCTCCACGGCTGTGCGCTGGAGAGGCGGGTGTCTATTGAGACCTGTACGGGGTCTGACGAGGGGAAGGTTATCTGCACCACCTGACCGCCTTGTAGGGGGTTGGTGACGTAGTTGTTACCGGATGGCTGATAGTAAAAAGGGATGTTCTCCATAAGACCTTTGTTTTGATAACAAATGTAGGAGAGGAGGCCACCGTGGGTGGGACAAAAATTTTATTCAGAGAGCCGTAGAGTCAGCGACGAGGGGGTAGCGGGGCACACATTCCGCTGAGGTTGGTGAGGTGGAACTTGACACCGAGGACGAGGGAATCAAAAGCATCGGTGCCATCGGTGCGGAACTCAAGGCGAACGGCATCATCGGCGTTCTCGGATAGTTTCTCACCGGACTTGCACTTACGGAAGCCCTTATAGCCTATGGAGACCTCGGCATTGGTAAGGGCTACGCAGAGAGCCTCATTATTGTCAAGGTTGATACGGATGCCCGGATAGGAGACTCCGGCCAGACATTCATTGATATACTTATGCTTGGCCTCGTGCTCATAGGGGGCACGCATGTTGACGGCATTGACGGTCCAGCCGTAACGGGTGAGTTCCTGAATGACGACATCCTTGAAGTCCTGCTGGCCGGCGATGGCGTAGCCCTTAAACTTGGCGGTGGAGTCATAGAAATAGGTGACTTCCTTATTCTTGCCCATCTTGGGACGGTAATAGCGGTGCCAATCGGCCATGAGTTCACGGAGCTTACGTTCATGCTTGACAAAGAAGGATGAGAGGACGTTAAGGCAATCACAGCCGTCACGCTTATAGAGCTGGCCGGTGACAACCCAGTTGATATTGGCGTTGTAGTCCATGGCGATATAGAGGGGGAGGTCATCGACCACATCACCATCGAGGGTACAGTCTTTTAAAGCACTGAGCATCTCAAAGTCCGGGGTTTCATACTCATTGGTGACACCGTTGGCGGAGGTGGTCTTGCGGCGGACTATATTCTTATCTATGGCCGGGCAGTCATCAGGTATATAACCGTGGACGTTCTCAAGGTCAAGGTTGGAGTAGAAGCCGTCATTGGTCTTGACCATCTTTTTATTGAGTATGGAGATAGCAAAGACCACAGGCGGCAGGTCACGCTGCATACGCGCTATGTAGGACTCTCCAAGCAGATCCACGTTATCCAGGGTGCTGGTGCGGAAAAAGCAGAAGGCGTTAGACTGGAGTGACTGTATATAACGGTTGTAGGAGCGGGACTCACGGATACGGGCTATGTCAAAGTCCTGCTCCGGAGTGATGAGGTACTTATGACAGTAGAGGAGTTCGGCCTGCTGAGGAGTGATGAGGTGGTGCGATATACACATGTCAAGTACGGCCTTGTTGATACGGGGGCCGTAGTTGGGAAGTATGCGGTAAGGTCCCTCATGATTCATGATAGCCTGCGCCTGGGCGCGGACGGCATCTATCTGCTCCTTACGCAGCACAATGAGCGAGCAGCCATCTTTACGGGCGGAGCGTAAGAGGTCACTGTACTGCATGACACGATCTGCATAACCGATAAGCTCATCCTGAATCTGACGGTAGGTGCGGTCCTGATAGGGACCAAGGGTGGGGTGGTTATCGAGGAGTTCCTCCTCATGCTCCAGCCAACTGCCCTTGACGGTGAGGGAGGCATCGGAAACGAAGCAGGTGGAGCGGTAGAGAGGGTTGAGGTCTGAGAAGGACTCAAGACCGTAGGGGTGTGTGATACCGGAGAGGGTAGGCATTATCTCTCCGTCTATCTTGGACTTGCTCATGTACTTGCACTCATCACCTATAATACTGTTACAGGTGATGGAGTTGGCAGAACCGACGACAGCCAGTGATATGAGTTGCCAGATGGTGCCGTTGGCAAACCAGATGACATTATCATAGGTCTTGGGACGTACTATGGGTTCCTGAGCGAAACGGGGCGGACGGCCCCAACCGAAATGGACTCCCTCCTTGAGGCCGAAGAAACGCTCTATGGCGGCGATGGTACCGGGAACGGTACGGGTGTAAAGCTGCTTGCGGGAGTTGCCGAGCCAGAGGTTTGTGGCTCCGGGCATTGACATGGAGACGCGGTAGATACGGGGTCCTATCACACCATCAGTCTTACCGAAACGACGGCTGCCTAAGACACGTAAAT